TTTCAGTACTTCCTCAAGATCAGCTCCCATAAGTGTATAAGATCCTACAGGAGTGTCAGGATACCACTGTAATTCCCACAATTCTTGTGTCTCTAAGGATTTCTTCTTCTGTTCTTCAGATACCCAACAATCTTCTAGATCATAATTACTAAGATACTGTTCTACTGTTTCATAGTAAGCTTTATGTTGATTATGAGTTAAGTGAAGGCTAGCTTCATGTTTAGGAAACTTCATATGTTAATCATCTTTACAGGAACATTAGCTTTAGTAGCTTGTTCAATCATATTCTTAGTTCCTTTACTGTCTTTAGCTAAGAAAGTTATAACCAGTTCTGGTTTACCTTCATCTAGCATCTGCTTGTTACGAATAGGACCTGCTGCTTTACCGTACTTCTCCCAATCAGCAGGGTATTCTTTGAAATCTATATATCTTTCAATAGCCCATTGTCTTGCTAGGCTATCAGCTCCGCTAGCACCTCCTTCAATGATTACAGTCTTATCTGAATTGTAATCCTGTAAAACATCACAAAGAAGTTCATAATCAGTAAAATTTCTATCTCCACAAACTAATATTCTCATTCTAGATTATAACCTCTACGTTTAGCTTCATCTCTAAATTTAATATCCTTCATGTCTTCTACAAGAGCATCGCCAATCTCCTTAAACCATATTTCTTCCATCTTTCGTCTTACCGCGACAGCTCCTTCTACTACTCCAAATCTACCATCTTGTTTAATAATATCAACGATGTCTTCAGTCATTTGAAAACCTTATATCTGAGATCTAGAAGAACATTTAACAGATCTTTAATAACCATCCATTTCTTCTTTCTAGAACTAATATCGCCAATCCATACATGATTGTCTATTACTTCCTGTATCTTACAATGAAGACAAGTAAATCCTCCTTTATAGACTTTCACTTAATCCTCCAACATCTATAACCTTCTGATGTTTTTCTAGTAAGATATCTCTTAGGATGAGACATAAACAACTGATGCCTCTTTTCGTTTAGTATATTCCTGGCAAACGTAGATGTCAAAGGAGAAATAGTATTACTAGGAAATAAGAAAGAGTCTCCTACTTCCATGTCTTCCCATGGATACTTCGTAGGTCTTCCTTTAGAAGAAACATTATTAGGAATTGGTATACCTTTGTCTATTTTAATCATTATACCTCCGTTAATAGATTTTATACAATTCTATTGTACCACATATTCTAATTGCGTGTCAAGAGGAAAAATGTTATAATAGGGGCTAGAGGTGAAAATATGGCTAATATATTCAGAAAGATGTTAGGTCTTCCTGATGTCTATGATTTAGACTCTAAGGAAGAAGAAAGAATTAGATACATAAGAAGTCCATGGTTTATGAGAGTAACCTATGGAATTATTAGGAAGAATTCTAATGAGCATCGTAAGGATCTCATTAGATGGTCTAAATTCAGATATGGAGATTAAATATGGTTAAATATTTAGGACGTGAAGTTGAAGTTTTAAGAGACGCCCGTAAGGGTGATGCTAATTGGGGCACTGCTGATGAAATGGTGCTTATCAACTATATGGGCGATGAAATCGCTGTTAGTAAATTAGCTTTGGAAGATTATAATCCTCAGCCAGTTGAACATAAGAAACACAAGAAGTAATATGAACTACGGATGGATCTGCAAAACTGTGGAGAGACTAATTACAAGAAAGATTGTAAGAAGTGCCATTCACAAAGGTAAGTAGGAATAAATATAAATCTCCTTCCGGGAGAACATTCTCTAAGAAACAAGTAGCTATGTATTACGCTACAAATGGATTTAAGAAAAAGAAAAAGGGAAAATAATAACGATGCCAATGTTTGAGGCGGTAGCGCCTACATTTACAAGACCGTCAGACACTACTGCTTATGCAAGCACCGATCTAGTCGCCAATAGTACGACTGCAGGATCTGTCGTTCCCCTGGTGTTTGCCATTCCAATTCAAGGTAGAGTTTTTAAAGCTTGGAAAGCAATTCTTAAGAAGTCTACTACTACAGTGACTAACGCTACTTTTGTTTTACATCTGTTTAGAGATTCTCCTACGGTTGCTAATGGAGACAATGGCGCTATTTCTGTCGCAGCTTCTGCTAATTACGCAGGCAAACTAACTATCGATGCCTCTTCAACCTCTCCAACGATTACTAGCGGGTCTACTGGATTCACTGTTTCAGGAACTAATTTAATTGCAACAGATCCGGATGGACTTCTCTATGGTCTTCTTGAGGCTACTGCAGCTTACGCACCAGGGAACGCAGAGACTTTTACTGTCTCCATCCTAGGCGAATACTAAGGTGGTAGATGGGTTATCCTTGTCTGCTGAATGGATAATTGCTGCGTTTGCAGCCAGCGTTTCTTACGCTGTTTGTGTAACTCTTTGGCTAGGCGGTCAATTCTCAAAGAATAGGTCTATGATCTTTGATCAAATCAAAGAACTTAGAGCCTACGTCGACATACAGTTAAAGGAGTTCGCTAAAGAAATCTTATCTAAAATGGAATATCATGAAAGACATGATGATCATAGATTTGGTGAATTAAAGAAAGAAATAGATTTACGTTCCTCTACAGTGATGAATGACATTTGGACACTCAAATTAGCCAATGCTGCAAGGAACCCAACAGATTGCAGAGAGGACAAGACCAGTGCCCAGAAAAAAGAGCATAGATAAACTAGATGACGCAAGAGCTGAACGTAGAATACTTGCAGAAGGAAGTTTAGAAGAATTTATTAGACTTGTCTATCCTAAACTCTGGATTGGAAACGTTCATAGAGAGTTGATAAGTTGGTGGACTAGACAAGATGCAAGTAGATATCAACTAGTTCTTCTTCCTAGAGAACATATGAAGTCTACCCTAATAGCTCTTAGAGTCTGTTGGGAATTAACTAAAGATCCTGCTCTTAGAATTCTATACATCTCTAGTACGTCTAACTTAGCAGTTAAACAATTAAAGTTCATTAAAGATATCTTAACTTCAGATACATATCGTCTTTATTGGCCAGATATGGTTAATAAGAACGAAGCTCAAAGAGAGCAATGGACAGCAAGAGAAATTGCTGTTGATCACCCTAAGCGTAAAGAAGAGAAGATCAGAGAGCCTTCTATCTTTACTGCAGGACTTACTTCTAACATTGTTGGCTTACATGCTGACATAGCTGTTCTAGATGACGTTGTTGTTACACTGAACGCATATCTAGATGAAGGAAGACAGAAAGTAAGTGATCAGTATTCTTTCTTGTCTTCTGTCGAAACTGTCAATGCTAGAGAATGGGTTGTTGGAACTAGATATCACCCTAACGATCTATATTCTCAACTAACAGAAATGGAGATTCAAGAATTTGATGAAATCGGTAATGTGGTTAGATCCATACCGCTTTTTGAAGTCTTTGAACGAGCGGTGGAATCAGTGGGAGACGGAACTGGAGAGTTCCTTTGGCCCAGAAATCAAAGGCCAGACGGAAAATGGTTTGGCTTCGATGCTAAAATTCTCGCTGAGAAACGAACTCAGTATATCAATAAAGTGCACTTCCGAGCACAATATTATAACGATCCAAATGACGTTGGTTCCGCTCCAATCGGAAGAGACCTCTTCCAATACTATGACAAAAACTATTTATTTCAAAAAGATGGAAGATGGTTCTTTAAAGGAAATCGACTCAACGTCGTTGCCGCAGTCGACTTCGCTTACTCAACCGGAAGGAAGTCAGACGCAACCTCAATCGTAGTGGTTGGGGTAGACGGTCAGAGCAATTACTATGTCTTAGACATAGATAGGTTCAAAACAGACAAGATCTCAGATTATTTCACAAGGATATTGAAGTTATACGAAGTATGGGGATTCAGAAAACTAAGAGCAGAAGTAAGCGCAGCTCAGGTCGTTATCGTAAAGGATCTAAAAGAAAACTATATTAGACCCTATGGCCTAGCTCTGTCAGTTGAAGAGTTTAGACCGTCTAGATGGCAAGGTTCTAAAGAAGAAAGAATCCTAGCTATATTAGAACCAAAATACGCTAACAGACAGATATGGCACTATAAGGGCGGAAATGTCCAAATTCTCGAAGAAGAATTGATATTTCAAAATCCTGCGCATGACGACGTTAAAGATGCCCTATCATCAGCTATCGATCT